AGCACAACCACGATGAACATGCTCCTAGGTATGGAAAGCCTTTTACATGCACAAACCTCTTCCTAGGGGGAGATACGAAGACTGGTACGAGGTTTGGTGATGAGTTGCATGAGAATAAGCATGGACAACTACAGATCTTTCCGTCTGCACTAAAGCATGATGTACCTCATAACAAGAGTGGTGACTTTAGGTATTCTCTAGTTATTGATGTTATGCCTATTCGTTATGATGTAGACTGGATCAAAATCTAAATAGTTACAGGGATGGAACCCCGTTAAAAGTTCCGTTACAAATTTAACGGAGACAATCATGGGACACCCTAAGCATCTCGACGGTAGCGTCGATAAGAGCGAAGATTTTATTGCACAAGGAATGACGCTTATCACTGAGGTTGATAGTGAGAAGTATTTGAAAATGTCGGAACAACGTAAGAAAGAAAAAGCAAAGCGTCAAGAACTCCGTGACCGTTGGGCGGAATGACGCTAAATAAAGTGATACTAGCAATCACTTAATGCCGTCTACTGTACCGTTTAAGGATCTATCCCTTTCTTTCGCCAAAAACAAGGTCACTGAAGACCTTTTGGTGAAGAAGGAAGATGCTGCGGTAAAGCAGGCGGTTTTGAATATTCTTCTGACTAATAAAGGAGAAAGAGTATACGATGCACAGTATGGTTCTAATGTTAGATCATATTTGTTTGAACCATTAGATTTTGGTACTGCTGGTAGTATTAAAGATGAAATAGTTAGGACACTCAAGAGGTATGAACCAAGGGTTACGATTCAAGAGTGCTTAGTCGAACCTAACTTTGATTCTAATGGTTTTGATGTACGATTGGACTTTAAAGTTCTCAGTCGTGCTGATGTACCACGTATATCAATTGAGTTCTTCTTAAATCGTAGTCAGTAATGCCTTACACTCAACTTGCGAATCTAGATTTCGCAGACATTAAAGCATCCTTGGTTGATTACCTCAGAGCGAATAGTGATTTCACTGATTACGACTTTGAAGGATCAACCTTGAGCACAATGCTAGACGTACTAGCATATAACACTTATTACACCGCGTTCAACACGAACATGGTGATCAATGAGATGTTCTTGGATTCCGCGTCCTTGAGAGACAATGTGGTGTCCCTGGCGAAGCAGATTGGATATCGCCCCAGGTCTACTACTGCACCACTAGCTAAGTTAGATTTCTCAATTTCTTATAGTGGACAAGGAACTATTCCAACAACATGTGTATTGAAAAGAGGAACTGGATTTACTACATCATTTGATGATGCTATCTACCAGTTTGTAGTTGTTGATGACCATGAAGCACCTCTAAATGGTAACACTGCTAGTTTTGGTACAGTTGACGTATATCAAGGAACATTAATTAAGCAGTCGTTTACTATTAACACTGCACTGAAGAAACAGAAGTTCGTTCTCAATAACCCTGGTCTAGATGCATCAACAATTAAGATCAGAGTATATGAAAACGAAACCAGCACATCTTATGAGACATATGATGTTGCAGACAATATTCTAGATCTAGATTCCTCATCTAAAGTTTTCTTTGTTGAAGAATCACTTGACGAACAATATGAGTTGTTCTTTGGTGATGGCGTCTATGGTAAGAAGTTACAGCACAATAATTTTGTAGAAGTAACATATGTTGTTACCGATGGCGAAGATGCAAATGGCGCTAAGACATTTTCGTTCTCTGGTATCTTAACATCCAAAACGGGAACACCATTCAGTTTCACGCCAACCGTCACAACCGTCTCAGCAGCGCAGGGAGGCGCTGAAATTGAGTCTGTGTCGTCTATCAAGTATTCTGCTCCAAAGACCTTTGCTGCCCAAGACAGAGCGGTTACAAGCGACGATTACGCTTCTATTGTTAGAAAGGTCTTCCCTGCAACTGCAGACATCATTACATTTGGTGGAGAGCAAGATGAACCACCCGAGTTTGGTAAAGTTAAGATTGCTATCAAACCAAAGGTAGGAACTGCTCTATCTTCATTTACAAAGCAAGACATTGTTAAGAAACTGAGAGATTACACGATTGCATCGGTTACACCTGAGATTATCGATCCCTCTATTCTATACATTGAGTTGTCTTCAGTTGTAAGCTACAAGTCTTCTAAGACTACTGAGACTAAAGCAGAGATTAGTAAGAAAGTCACAACTGCAGTTGATGAGTATACTGCATCTAGTCAAACTGAGAAGTTTAACGGTAGATTCCGTCATTCTAGATATGCAGCAGTGATTGATGGTGCAGATCCTTCAATTTCTTCAAATATTACAAATGTTACATTGAGAAAGGATTTCTATCCTACCCTCAACTCAACATTCTACTATGAACTGTGTTTCTTGAATGAATTTAAAGATTCTTGTGATGATCCAGTCATGAAGTCTACTGGATTTGTTATATCAGAATATCCAACATTTACTGTATATCTGGAAGATGATACCGCTGGTAAAATCGACCTATATAGACTGAATTCTCTAACTGGGGAAAAGGTTTACGTACAGAAAGAAGTCGGTGAAATTGATTATCAAAAAGGCGAAATTAAACTGTACAACTTAACTATTATCTCAGGTAGTTTTTCTGATAACAAAATTGAAATTCGCGTAGAACCTGCATCCAAAGATGTAAACGCTGTACGTGAAGTTTATCTTGACGTTGATATCTCCAAATCCAACTTTAGTGCTGTTCCAGAATGAACTTAAAGTCTAGAAACATCTCGTATCTGATTGAGAATCAGTTACCTAATTTCATTGTAGAGGACTATCAACTATTTGCTAGTTTTCTAAAGTCTTACTATGGGCAACAGGAATTAAGGGGTGGTGTTCTAGACCTTATTAATAACCTGACTAATTACCGTGATATCAATTTCTATGACAAGTCAGTATTCGCCACAACAACTTTATCATCTGCTGCTAGTAACTCACAGACGAGTATCAACGTTGTATCTACAGAAGGGTATCCTGATCAGGGACTGGTAAAGATTGATGATGAGATCATTTTTTACAGTTCCAAGACTGATACAACACTAGACGGACTAAAACGTGGTGTACATGGTAATACAACTCTTGGAGATCTGTATCGTACATCCAATTTTGTTTCTACTGTAGCAGACAACCATGCTGTAGACTCAAAAGTACAAAATTTAAGTAATCTATTTCTATTCAGTCTGATTCAAGGATTTGAGTCAGAATATCTCGCAGGTATTCCAGAAAAGTATCTGAGAGGCGAGATTGATAAGAGAACTCTTATTAAGAACATTGGATCTTTCTACAAAGCTAAAGGAACCAAGCGTTCTATCCAGTTTTTGTTCAATGCGTTAATTAGTAGCACAGAGACTGACGTATATTATCCAAAGGATACCACATTAAAAGCATCTGAGTCTGACTGGTCTAATGTTTATGCTATTAGAGTTCTTGCTCTTAGTGGAAACCCAGAAGATTTAATTGGTGAAACTATTTCAGAAAGTAGTGGTAACTTTGCATCTGCTGTTGTTGAGAATGTTCTCAAAGAGCAAGTTGTAGATGGTGTACAGATGTGGGATATTGTTCTCAATCGTTCAACTATCAACAATGCATTCTCGATTGCTAGCAAAACAGTTCTAACTGAGGTTATTTCCACAACTGATGCGGTTGGCGATACCATTGAAGTAGATTCAACATTTGGGTGGGAGAAAGAAGGATCTTTCTACGTCAATAGTGAACTTATTGAGTATGCATCTAAGACAGCTCGAAAGTTTACTATCAAAAATAGATCTCTTTCTACTACACATGCTGTTGGTACAAAAATTTATAGTAATGTAGTAATCAAGGGCAAGAACGTATCTTTGATTCCTTTAGGTGTTGTATACAATCTAATTCCTAAATCCTCTGTACCATATGGTATTGAAGGAGAAGTAATCAATGTAGAGAAGTCTGGATTTGATACTGTAGATCCTATTATTAAGACATCTACTAACACAATTAGATGGAAGTTCCCACAACCCTCTGATGTTGTACAAAGTGGAGACGCCAGAACTACTAGTGCTAATACAAAGACTATTCCTGGTATTACTGAAATCTTTGAAGACGAGGAGAACTATTACATCTGTTCTAGTGGATTCCCTGTAGGAAGAACCGTTTTCTTCAATCAGACGATTCCTGCTAGCGATACTCCAATTGATCAACCCTTATTGAGAACTATTCGCAAGTCTCCTGAGACTACAACTGAGACATATGCATCTTCGAGAAAGGACATTGGAATCT